AAGACCGCTCCAACCCATCAGAGGGTATTTATGATTTCGCGACCGATGGAGAATCTCGCGATTTAAGGCTGATGGCGATCGTGGGGCGCAAGCCCAAGTCTGACGCTGAGCGGCGCAACCCAAACAAGCACGTCCACGACTGGGTGGAGGTCCAGAACCATCCATTCGATGGGGCGCCAAAGCTGCCCAGGTGGCAACCGAACGGGATGCCATGGCCGAAGGCGACAAAGAGCTGGTGGGCTGCGATCTCCAGAATGCCGCACTGTGTTTCGTGGAAGGACTCCGACTGGCAGTTTGCAACCGATACCGCACTTCTGGCGGCCGCCTTCCATGCTGGCGATCTGCGCGTGGCCGGCGAGCTGCGGTTACGGGAGAAGGTGATGGGCACGACGGCCGATGCGCTCCGGGACCTGAGGATCAGGTACGTGGACAGCACGCCCGATGAGGAGCAGCTGGGGATCACGGCCATCCAGGACTACAAGAAGCGACTCACGGGGCGTGGGCGTTGAAGCAGGCAGCAGTGCGAATCGGACCGCGAAAGGTTCCACGCCATACGCTCGGGTGGGAAATCCTGGGATGGGCGGCCGAGAATCTTCTACAACCGGACGGCCCGCGAGCCGGGGAGCCGTGGCGGTTCACCGATGAACAGGCGCTGTTCGTGCTCAACTGGTACGCCGTCGACCGCGCCGGCCGGTTTGTGTACAGGTACGGGATGTTTCGGCGGATGAAGGGGCACGGAAAGGACCCGCTCGGTGCGGCGCTCTGCTGCATCGAATTCGTGGGGCCGTGTCGGTTTTCTCACTGGAATGGCAGCCAGCCGGTCGCGATGCCGCACTCAGCCGCCTGGATACAAACCGCCGCAGTATCCCGCGAACAGACACGCAATACGATGACGCTGTTTCCCGGGATGCTGTCGCCGGCAGCGATCGCCGGATACGAGATCGACCTCGGGAAAGAAATCATCTACGGCCTGCGGGGGCGGAAGCGCATCGAGGCTGTGACTAGCTCGCCGCGTGCGCTCGAAGGCGGCCGCGCTACGTTTGTGCTGAAGAACGAAACACACCACTGGCTCCGCCCGAATGAGGGCCACGAAATGAGCAAGGTAATCGCCAGGAACGCGGCGAAGTCGAGAGACGGAGCGTCGCGGGTCTTGGCGATCTCAAACGCGCACGCACCGGGCGAGGACTCAGACGCCGAGCACGATTGGGAAGCCTACCGGCAAATGCAGCAATCTCCAGCCGGCACCGATATTCTCTATGACTCACTCGAAGCGCCTGAAATCCTCGATCTTGATGACGACGCGGCAGTGAGGGCCGGGATTGTGACCGCCCGTGGGGACTCCGAGTGGATCGATCCGGAACGGCTACTGGCAGAGATCCGAGACCCGCGAACGACAGCGGCGATGGCGCGGCGATTCTACTTGAACCAGATCACGGCGCTCGAGGATAAACCCTTCGATGTACGCCGCTTTGAAGAACTGAAGCGCGCTGATTATGTGCCCCAGGCCGGCGCCCTGGTGACTCTGGGCTTTGACGGATCACTGAGCCGCGATCATACGGCGCTGATCGGAACGGAAGTAGAGACCGGTTATCAGTGGGTGATCGGCTACTGGGAACCTGCTGGGCCGGAGCCGCAGATCGATTTCGCGGCCGTGGATGAGACGGTCGCGTACGCCTTCGAGCGGTTCAAGGTCTGGAGGATGTACGCGGACCCTTACAAGTGGGGCACGTACCTCGCGAAATGGGCAGGCCAATATGGAGAAGTCGTCTACGCGTGGGCGACGACGGCGTATCGGAAGATGGCGCACGCCCTCGCGCAATACCGGGTCGCGATAGTCCGCGGAGACCTCTCGCACGACGGAGACCATCGCCTTATCGGCGCCATCAGCAACTCATTCAAGCAGATGCACGGCTTTCGGGACGACGACGACCTGTTGATGTGGACGATCCAGAAAGAGCGGCCGGATTCGCCATTAAAGATTGACGCGGCCATAGCCGCTTGCTTGTCCTGGCAGGCGCGCGAAGATGCGATCGCCGCCGGCGCGCATCTGGTAACGCCATCCGTCTACGAAGAGCGGGGAGTGCTGAGCGTATGAAGCTATGGCCGTTCGGCAAGAAGATGGTTGAAGAGCGACAGTACAACTATTCCGTGCTGTTGCAGCATCTGTATCGAGCCAACATCGCCCAGGCCGGCGTCCCCGTGAACGAGGATACGGCGCTCCGGCTCATGGCGGTGTGGGCCTGCGTCCGCGTGATCACCGAAGACATATCGTCCCTCCCTCTCGCGGTCTATCGGCGTATCGAAGACGGCAAAGAAATCGCGCCAGAGCACCCGCTGTACAGCATTTTGCACGATGCGCCGAACCCGGAGATGTCAGCGATGGTGTTCCGGGAGACGATGACGGCCCATCTGCTTACGTACGGCAACGCCTTCGCGCAGATTGAGGATGATGGGATGGGCCGTGTCCGTCACCTGTGGCCGTTGCATCCATCTTCTGTCTCGCTCAGGCGAAATACGGCGTCAAATGAGCTGGAATACTACGTTCAGCCCAGTTACGGGGAAACAAAACGCATCCAAACGAACCGGATGTTCCATATCTGGGGCCTGTCGGCCAACGGCATCCAGGGGCTTTCGCCGATCGGCTATGCGCGGGAGACGATCGGCATGGGACTCGCGGCGGAGCAGTTCGGGGCCGGGTTTTTCGCGCATGGATTGCGCCCTTCGGCCTACTTTATGCATCCTGGCCAGCTCTCAGAGGCGGCACATCAACGACTCAGAGCCGACCTGGAGGGGTCGCTGGCGGGTGTAAGCAATGCCCAGCGGACAGCCATCCTTGAAGAAGGCATGAGCGTCAAAGAGTCGATGGTAAGTCCGGAGGATGCCCAATTCCTTGAGTCCAGAGGCTTCACTGTCCTCGAAATTGCGCGTTTATACCGCGTACAACCCCACAAAATCGCTGTAACGCAGGGCTCGATGTCCTATTCGAGCGTAGAACAGGCCAATATCGACCACGTCGTCAGCACTGTGCGACCCTGGGCGGTTCGTTGGGAACAGGCGATTCAGCAGCAGCTAATGCCACCAGAAGAGCGAGCACAGTTCTTCGTGGAGCACAAATTGGACGGGCTTTTGCGCGGCGACGCCGCGTCCAGGGCTAACTTTTATCGCACTCTGTGGTCTCTCGGGGCCCTGAGTCCGAATGATATCCGGCGCCTGGAGAACATGAACCCCATCACGGACGGGGATAGCTATTACGTGCCGCTGAATACGGCGCCCGTGCCCGTTCAGGTGCGGGAAGTGGATCCTGCCGCGTCAGATGCTATCGACGCGGTCGTCGAATTCCTGGAAGGACGGTGATTGATGACAAACGATGCAGAGCGACTCACAGAGCCGCCGGAACGCCGGACAATGCCGCTGGAATTGCGCCTGACGGACGATTCGGAGGGCGTCATCGACGGCTATGCTGCCGTTTTTAACCGAAAATCCGAGAATCTGGGCGGGTTCGTGGAACAGATCGCGCCGGGCGCCTTCGCGAAGACAATCGCCGAGAACCCCGCTATCGTCGCGCTCTTCAACCACAATCCGGATCAGGTGCTAGGATCCACCAGAAACGGCACTTTGCAGCTGGAAGAGGACAAAAAGGGGCTTCATATGCGCGTCAAGATGCCCAATACGGAGCCCGGACGCGATGTCCTGGAGCTTATCAGGCGCGGCGACGTCGTCAGTCAGTCCTTCAGCTTCCAGGTCATTCAGGACGATTGGAGTCTGCCGGAAGAGGGCGGGCAGCGACTGCGGACGCTGAAAGAAGTCCGGCTGTTCGACGTTGGACCCGTCGTCTTTCCCGCCTACAAGGACACGATCGTGTCCGCGCGGGCGCTTTCACTGGCTATAACCACCGAGCCGGCGCAAGACCACTCGGCGGAAGAAGAGCAACCCACCGAGCCGGCGCAAGACCACTCGGCGGAAGAAGAGCAACCCACCGAGCCGGCGCAAGACCACTCGGTGGAAGAAGAGGTTTCGGTCAAATCGCGAAGTATGAACGTCAAACAATGGCGTCTCGCGATGGAGGCCGGCAAGCAATACGGAGAAGGAGAAGAGAAATGACACGACAGAGCGTCGACGTTGACGCCTTGAAGCGGGAGCGGAAGAAGCTGCTGGACGAAGCGGGAGCGATGCTCTCCGACGTGAACGCAGAAGACCGGGACTTCACACCGGACGAGCAGTTGAAGTACGACGGCGTGATGGCTGACGTACAGAAGCGGTTGAATCAGATCCGCAACGAGGAAGAGATGCGGATGGCCGAAGAGGCCAACTCAGGAACCCCGGACCGGGCGATCAAGCCCCATCCGTCGGACGCGCCGAACTACATCGGTATGTCGCGTGACGACATCAATAAGTTCAGCATCCGCCGTCTGATCGCGGCAAAAGCCGGCATCATTTCCGAGAAGGATGCCCGGTTGGAGCTGGAGGTCAGCGAGGCGGTCGCTAAGCGATCCGGTAAGGCCAACACTCCGGGCAGCGCGCACATCCCGTTTGAAGTGATGATGGGGGAACAGCGCGACCTGACCGTCGGCACGGAGGGCGCCGACATCGTCCAGGTAGAGCACGGTGGAGTTATCGAGCTACTCCGTAACCGCATGGTCACCAGGGCGGCTGGTGTGCGGTTCATTACGGGCCTGCGCGGCGACCTGCTTCTTCCAAAGCACACGGCGGCGACAACGAACACTGCCTGGGTGTCTGAGGGCGTCGCGCCGACAGAGGGCGTTGCGACATTCGGACAGGTCAAATTCTCGCCAAGCCAACTCGCCTGCTACACGGACATCACGCGCCAGACGCTGCTTCAGGGCTCGATGGACGTGGAGCGCTTCATCCGCGAGGACCTCGCAAGTAACCTGGCGGTCGAGGTTGACCGGACCGTGCTCCACGGGTCGGGCTCAGGCGCGGAGCCAGCCGGCGTGTTCAACACATCCGGTATTGGAGACGTCGCAGGCGGCACGAACGGCGCAGCGCCAACGTGGGCTCACATCGTGGAGTTGGAAACGGACGTGGCCGTCGCCAACGCCGATATGGGCGGGCTGGCCTACATCACGAACTCGAAGGTCCGAGGCAAGCTGAAGAACACGGAGCGGGTCAGCTCGTCCGGGCTCTTCATCTGGCAGGATCCCGCGAACCTGGCGCCAGCGACCCCGGGGACCCCGCTCAACGGTTACCGGGCGTTCGTGACGAACCAAGTGCGCAGCGACCTGACGAAGGGGACCGTCAGCACGTGCTCGGCGATCTTCTTCGGGAACTGGGAAGAAGGCATCGTTGCCGTTTGGAGCGACCTGGAAATCCTGGTCGACCCGTACACCGGCGGCAATGCCGGCGTGGTGCGCTTGGTGGCGCTCATGTTCGCCGACTTCCAGGTCCGGCACGCGGAGAGCTGGAGCGTGATGAAGGACGCGACGACCTAGTGACGATCGAAGTATCGAACCGGGGCGGGGTGACGTACCCCGCCCCGGAGGTCGAAGAGGCGATCGTCAACGCTTTCCACCGCCTTTATTGGACTAAGCGGACGTGGAGCCTGCAATGGATGGGCCACAACATGATTAAATGGCCGGCTGACCTGTTCATCTATGCGGAACTCCTGCACCGCAACCGGCCGGACGTGTTAATCGAGACCGGGACGTATTACGGCGGAAGCGCCATGTTCTTCGCCCACTGCATGGATCTGATCGGAAAGGGATGCGTCGTCTCAATCGATATCAATCCAGGCAGCCGGCGCCCTGAGCACCCGCGGATCATCTACCTGGAGGGCGATAGCGTCGCCCTGGCTGATCTCGTAAGGGAGGAAATTGCGCAAATTGGCGAGAGCCTGCAAGTGATGGCGTCGCTTGATTCAGATCACCGAAAAGATCACGTGGCGAGGGAACTGGACGTCTACAAAGACATCGTGACTTCCGGCCAATACATGGTCGTCGAGGATACGAACCTTAACGGTCACCCTGTACATCCGGAACATGGACCTGGCCCGTGGGAGGCAGTGCGGGAGTTTGACGACGCCCGGTTCAGGGTTGATGAAGCCCTGCCCAAGCGGCACCTATTCAGCATGCACACCTGGCTGCGGAAGGAGCAGGCATGATCGGGATATTCCGGCGTGGGGACATGGACGCCCCGAACAAGCTCGCAATCGGTATCTGCACGCTTGGAACACTGCGAGTGGAGCACGAGGCGATGATGCTGAGCACGGGAATGCCGCTCGGCCAGGCCCAAGCCTTCGTATTCGTGGTGGGCTATGGAATCCAGGACGCGCGGAATTACGCATGGAACGCGGCCGAGGGCCAGGGGTGGGAATACTTCATGTTCTGGGACGATGACGTGATCCCATTGTCCGGCGGCGCCGTCGAGACAATGTTGGAGACGATGGAGCAGAACCCCGAGATAGACATCCTGGGCGGGGTATACCCGGCCAGGCAGAACATCCCGGCGCCGATCGTAACCATGGAAGCCTCGGGTAAGCCGTGGTGGGGGTGGGAAGACGGGCGGATACATAAGGTGTGGATGACCGGGACTGGTTTCACGATGTACCGGACGTCAAGCATTCGAAAGATCGAGGTGCCCGTAAAGACGTTCCAGACAAGCAAGGGGCCGTGGGAGGTCCGGGAGTATTTCCGCCTGGAGGACGGCACAGACGACTACGCACTAGCGGTCGAAGCTGAGAAGGCTGGGCTTTCGTGGTACGTCCACGGGGCCATTGTCTGTGATCAGATCGAGCCGACGGGGCTGCGATACGAAATCAAGAACGCGAGACAGCGTATAGGAGGGAAGAATGAAGATTCGCATTCTTCGGGCGACGACGATAGCGGAGCCGCCGGTCTTCGAGCCGGGAACGGGCGATCCGCCGGTCTTCCGGCCGGGGGACATCGTGGACGTGGGAGACAACCGAGCGTTGGCGCAGCACCTGGTCGGAAATAACAAGGCGGAGTTTCACAGTGGCGAGCCGCTGATCGAGCCGGCGCCATACGAGGAAGACGAAGAGCCAGAAGCGGACGAGCCGGAGGCGGCGACGCTGGAAGCGCCAGAGGCGGCGGTCAGGCCGCGTTCGAGGGGGCGAAAGGCCGGATAATTGCCGAACCTATACGTTTCTTTGGCGAGCGTCAAGGCCGATAACCGGCAGACGTCCACCGTTGACGATGCCGCATTGCTCCGGCTCATCGAAGAGGTAAGCCGGGCAGTGGACAACGAGACAAACCACCGCTTTTACAGCGAAATCGCGACGCGCGTCTACGACGGCAATGGACTGAGCCAGCTCTGGCTGCCCGATGACCTGCTCACGGTGACGAGCCTCAAGGTGGACGAGGACGGAAACGGCACGTTTGAGAAGACGCTGGCGGTAAACACGGACTACTGGTTGTGGCCGGACAACGTTAGCCCAAAATGGCGCATCGACCTCAACCCCCAATCGACTTCGCTTACGGCATGGCCAGTCGGCCGCCGACGGATTGAGATCGTGGGGATGTTCGGATACTCGAATGAAACGGCGCTGGTGACGACGCTGGCTGAAGACGACGACGGGAGCGAGACGGCGCTGGATCTTACCAGTGCCGCAGCGCTTTCGGTCGGGGATACGCTGGTCATCGGTACGGAGCAGCTCGACATCACGGCCATCGCCACTAACACAGTGACTGTGACGCGCGGACTGAACGCCAGCGCAGCTGCAGCGCACGCGAATGGCGCGGCGGTGTACCGGCGCCGTTTCGAGCGGCCGATAGAGCGCGCTGTGGCGATGCAGGTATCCCGCCTACTCCGGGACCAGCAGACCGGATACTCGGGGACTCTGGGCGATCCGCAATACGGGGGTTACGCGTTCGCCTCTCTCTATCCGGCAATCCGGGACATGCTTGCACCGTATCTGCGGCTGGTGGTCTCCTGATGGTGCGATCGGCCAGCGTTGATATCGAAGTAAGGGGTGCGCGATCGTTGATCCGCGCACTCAGGCTCATGCAGGACGTTGAAGCCCCATTTGTCCGTGAAGCGATGGAGGAGAGCGGACAGTTACTCACGGGTGCGGCGCGCGGGCGGGCACCTGGAGGGATCGCTCAGACCGTCGATTTCATTGGTGTGCGGGGCTCGGGCGCGCGCATCCGGGCGACGGTTAAGGTGCGCCATCCAGGTGCGAAGAGCATGGAGTTTGGCCGGCGCAAGTATTACCGCGGTTTCACGGGCCGCCGCCAGCGGTCCGGCCAAGCATTTCAGGCGTCACCTGGCCAGCGTGCGCGACCGTTCGTCGGGATCAGGAGGGGCGATGCGGCCGTGGGGGCTGTAAAGAATGACGTGGGGCGCAAGCTCATCCAGGCGTACGAGCGGGAGTGGGCGCGCGTAGCGGGGCGGGGCGACTAGATGGCCTTATCAACGATCACGGCGCTGGCCCAGATCCGCGACCTGATCGCAGAGATCACCGGTATACAGCGGGTGTATTCGCCGTCCGAAACCGACGCCAACGCCATCCCGCCGTCTCTGACGGAGTTCCCATGCGTCATTGTCAACAAGGGGCCGGATCAAGAGTACATCCTGACCGTAGGCCAGCACCGACACACATACCTGGTGACAATCCAGATCTTTGAGTCCGGCCCGGACCTCGGCGCCCGGTCAGCGAGTGTATTGCCTTACCTCGATGCGCTTCTGGAAAAGTTTGTGGGCAACGTGACCCTCGGCGGCCGCGTGAATCACTGCATCCGTCTATCAAACGGTGATGGTGGGCTGGTCGGCCTGGATTATGGCGGGACTCTGTATACCGGATACCAGATCACATTTCAGATAAGCGAGCAGGCGGCGGCAACGCCAGCAGCAGGGAGTTAGGCCATGCAACTTAAGTACATCGGAAAGACTATCGACGAAGTGGGCATCGTGCCGTTGCCGGAAGGCTGGGCTGCCGAAGACCACGACGAGCCGGACCCGGCGATAGCTAAAGCAAAGATCGCGGCCGGCAACTACCAGAAGGCCGTGAAGGACGCCGAGACGAAAGAGGAAGGGGAATAGACGATGGCTGCATCGATACACCCGTTTGACAAGCTCCAGGTGGGCATAGAGACCACCAAAGGCACGCTCGTTGCGGCGACCCGCGTCCTCATCGGCGAGCACACGATGGCCGAGGAGCTGGACTTCTACCGGTCGACGTACCCGGCCGGCGTGCGCGCGAACACGGGCGGCGCCGGGACTGTCCTCCGCCGGGGCACGATGATCGACGTCAACACCGAGCTGACCGCCGAGGAGATACTGTGGGCGCTGGAGACCGGCGTGAAGGGCGGCATTTCGCCATCGACGGTGGATACCAATGCCAGGCTGTGGACGTACCTCCCCGAGCTGACGACGGGCGTGCCGACCATCAAGACGGCGACCGTCGAGATGATCCGGGGCGACGGCGTGACGAACCACTACTACGGCGAGTCGGGTTATGGGATGTGCCAGAGCTTCAAGATCGACTGGGCATTCAACCAGATCGCCAAGTTGAACGTGAAGCTCTTTGCGCGGGCGCGCCAGACGGGCACCCCGACCGCCGCGCTCTCGGCTTACTCGCCCCGAGAGTCGCTGGCGTCCAACCTGCTGGCGATCTTCTGGGACACGACATACGCCGGGATGGGCGGGACAGCGCTCACGGGCCTTGTGCGTTCCGGGTCACTCGAAGTCACGACGGGCTACGAGCCCGACTACGTCCTGGACGGGCGCGCGGACGCTGACTTCGGGCTGCACAAGGTGGGGAACATCCGGGCCAGGCTGTCGCTCGTGATGGAATACGACTCTGTGGGCGCGGCCAAGTTTGCGCTGTACCGGTCGAACTCAATCGTCTACATCCGGCTCCGCAACAACGGGTCGCTGATCGGCGCGGTAAGCGCGCTCCGGTACGTCAACATCGATGGCGCGTACCGGTTCGTGAGTCCGCCTTCCTTCTCGCATGACGGTGAGCAAGTGTTGGTTTCGATGGAGCTTGAGAGTGTGTACGACGAGACGGGTACTAAGACGCTGGAATTCGCGGCTCAGAACCTGCTAGCCGCCATATAGAGGAGGCTTTATGCCCCTGATCCGAGAGGATGATCTCGTTCGTATCGACTTGCCCGAAAACGGCGAGTGGGTGGAGGTAAAGCGGCGGCCCAGCCGCTACGACCTTGTGCGCGTCCAGCAGGCGACGGCCGGCGGCGCGCACCTGTCCGCCGATGGCAGGGGAGGGCTACAGGTATCAGACCTGACAGCGGCGCCCGTGCTGGAAGCGGCCGAGTTCGCCACGCTGGATATCGCAATCAAGCGCTGGTCGTTTACGGATCCCGTGACGCCCGAGAATATCCGCGCGCTCGACGAGCCGAGCGTGGACTGTATCAAGGCGGCGCTCAACGACCTGTGGCGGGCGCGCTCAGAGGAAGAGTCCAGAAATTTAAACGGGAGCTCGCAAGCGGCGGCGTCTGGCCTGCCGAACTCGGCTGGGTAGCGGTGATGGACCGTGCCGGCGGGTATCTCGCGTACCGCGCGCTGTGTGAGGACGCGCTCGCCTACGAGGACGTGCTCCTGGTGATGAGCGCAGAAGCCGAGGCGGCGAAGATCGCCCGGATGAAAGCGGAGGCGCATGGCTAGTTCCGCTGAACTGAGCTTTGCCATCCGCGCGGTGAACGAGGCGTCGCGCACTCTGCGGGACGTGCAGGGCGACATCGAGCGCATAGGCGACCACGCCGAGCGGTCGCGCGGGCCGTTGGGCGGGATGGGAGATACTCTCCGTAACGTCGGCACCATCGCTGCTGGCGTGTTTAGCGCCAACGTGCTCAGCGCGGGCGTATCGGCGGTCACGGGGTTCGTGGGCGGCGCTGTTAACGCGGCGAAGGATCTGGGCGAGTCACTCAACGCCGTAAACGTCGTCTTCGGCGACTCCGCGCGGAAAATCCTTGACTGGGGCCAGAAGAACGCCACGGCGTTCGGCCTGTCCTCGCGCGAGTTCAACCAGCTCGTGACGCCGCTCGGGGCGATGTTGCAGAACTACGGGTTCTCGGCGGACGAGGCGGCGAACCAGAGCATCGAGCTAGCGAAGCGCGCGGCGGACATGGCGTCCGTGTTTAACGTGGACGTGGGCGAGGCGCTGGGGGCGATCCAGGCAGGGCTTAGGGGTGAGGCTGATCCGCTGGAGAAATTCGGGGTCGGGCTGAACGCAGCGGCGATCGAAAGCAAGGCGCTGGCGATGACGGGGAAGGACGTAGCCTCGTCGCTCACGGATCAGGAGAAGAAGGCGGCGTCCCTCGCGCTCATCATGGAGCAGACGTCGGATGTACAGGGCGACTTCGCAAGCACGTCCGGCGAGCTCGCCAACTCGCAGCGGATCGCGGCGGCGAAGACGGAGGAGCTACAGGCCAAGCTGGGCGAGAAGCTGCTGCCGGTGACGCTACTAATCACGCAGGCAAAGCTGAAATTGACGGAAGCCATCGTCAACCAGGTGATCCCCGCTGTCGAGCGGATGCTGGTGGTCTTCGACGAGGAGATACGCCCCGTGCTAGAGGACGTGGCGGCGGTCGTGCAGGAGCATCTCGCACCCGCCTTCGTGCTCGGGTTACAGACGATCCAGGACGCACTGACGCCAGTCGTCCAGTTCATCGTCGATAACAAGCCCATCCTGATTGCCGCGATCACTGCCATCGGGGTGGGCATCCTGATCGCGCTTGGACCTGGAGCAGTTGCTATCGCGGCGATTGTAGGGCTCATCACGGTACTCGGGCTTGTGCGGGAGAACTGGGATGCGATCAAGGCGAAGGTACAGGAAGTCCTTGACGATATCACCGCCCGCATCCCTGCGTTCAACGTCATCAGCGATGTGGTGACGTACGTCGCCGGAATTGTCGAGGATCAGGTGGGGGACATCATCGACTACATCCAGAGCATCATCACCGTTGCCGAAGAGGTAATCTCGTTTTTCAACAACGTGTTCAAGGGCGACTGGGAGGCAGCGTGGCAGGACGTGAAGGATATCGCCACCGGGATCCTGAACCTGTTTCTCGATTATCTGCAACTCGGGTTCCTTGATGAGATCGTCGCGCGGCTGGTGGCCGCTGCGCCGGTACTCCTGCAGAAGGGCCAGGAGCTACTCGGAGCGATCTGGGACGGCTTCAAGCGGTACTGGGACGATGTCGTGTACTGGTACTACGTCGGGTTCCCTCTGCTCGTCCTTAACACGATTGGCGACGTGCTCACGACGCTTTATCCGAAGGGCTTCGAGTTGCTGAAGGGACTGCTTGACGGCGCGCAGGACTTCTACTTAAACACACTTCTCCCCTGGTGGGCGGGTCTGCCGCTGGTGATGCTCGGTGCTCTTGGCGACCTCAGCCTGTTGCTTCTGGGAGCTGGAAGGCAGATTGTGGCCGGATTGAAGCAAGGCATTGCCGAAGCCTGGGATGGGTTTATCGATTGGCTATGGGACAAGATTGCCGAGCTTCCGGGTGTTCTGCTGGACTTCTTCGGTATAACGTCTCCGTCCCGCCTGATGGCGGAGATTGGCGGCAATCTCGTCCTCGGCTTAGCGCTGGGGATGAAGGACCGGATGGAGGATATCTGGCGCGCGATACGCGAGGTGCGGCTGGCCCTACTGAGCACCATTGACGAGCAGACACGCCAGATGCTGCTCGATGAACTCCGAAAACTAATCGAGGATTGGAACGCGATTATCGGCGGCGCGCAGCCGCTGCCTGGGATCGGCGTTCCGGGCACGCCCAACCCGCCCGCGCCGCTGCCTGGCGGCTTACCGCCCAACCCGCCGCCAGTATCTGGCGGCTTACCGCCTGGCACGCCGCCAGCCGAATTCACGGGTATTCCCGCCAACTGGGAAGAAGCCGTTAATACACTGCTCGGTCGCGCTGGGGCGTTTGATGAGTTCTGGGCAATTACGCAGCACGTACCGACGATGTGGACGCAAATCGCTCGCGATCTTAATCACCTCTACTCGTCACAGGGCGGGATGATGGCAGTTTTGCGGGACCATTGGGGCCTAACTGGGCCAATGGGAGCATTCGCGCTTTACGACAGGTTTGCCGTTCACGACTTTATGGAGACGCTGCGTCAGCATGGCCTCGCTTTCCGCTACGGCGGCGTCGTCCCCGGGCCGCTCGGCATGGAGCGATTGGCGCTGGTACATGGCGGCGAGCGCATCACGGCGCACGACTCCCCGCGCTGGCAGCAGCAGATGGCCCCGATCGTGCACATCAACATCAGCGCCATCGACGGGGCCAGCGTCCAGCGCATCGCGCCCCAGCTCGCGGCGGCCATCCGCAAAGAGTGGCAGCGGGAGATGTTCTGATGGCGCTCACCGTACCGACATGGGCGCTCTTGGCGGACTTCAACCGCGACGGCACATACGAGGAGGTGTTGACGGCGAAGGTCAGCGAGCGCACCGGCGGGCTGTCGGTTGACCGCGGGCTCGGGGAGGACGGCGTATACCGCGTCTCGCAACTCGCGTTCCAGATCACGAACTACGACGGGCGATACACCCCCGGCAACAGCGCGGGCGCGGTCTACGGACAGTTCGACCCTGGCATCCCCGTGCAGCTGAAGGCCACGCACAACGCTATCGAGTACGTGATCTGGACGGGATACATCCAGCGGCAGTCCAACCTCTGGAACCGCGAAGCGGGGCCGCTGGAGAACACGGCGTCCTTCACAGCCGTCGACCTGGCGGAATACCTGCGGCGCTTCGATGCGGTGGATGTGCTCTCGTCGCAGAGCCGCCGCACGGATCAAGGGGTGGGCGCCGTCTTGGACTCCATCGGCTGGACGGGCGCGCGGGATCTCGATGTCGGCGTGCACACGATGCCGTTCCATTTCGTCCGGGCGCAGCAGGCGCTATCGGCGATCATGGACTGCGCTTACGCCGAGATGGGTGGGGTCTTCTGGATCACGAAGGCCGGCGCGCCACGGTTCGAAGCGCGCAGCCAGCGCCTCGGCACCAAGACGAAAATCCGCGTCGCCTACGGGACTTATACCGGCGATGGCGGCACGCAGGCAATCAGCGGGCTCGGGTTCGCGCCGAAGGTTGTAGTCGTCAAAGCCAACCACGCCACGAACGGTCACGCGATGATCCGCACGACGACGATGGGCGACGCGCAGAACATCACCAACGGCACCCAGGACGATGGCATTCAGTCCCTGGATACGGACGGGTTCACCGTCGCTCATGTCGCTTCGGCGACCGGGCGCGTGAACGAGTCCGGGAAAGCGTATTACTGGTACGCCTTCGGCGGCGATGGGGTTACCACAAGCTCGTACACGGGCAACGGCACCAGCCAGACGGTCAGCGGGTCCGGGTTTACGCCCGTCATGGCGTGGGTGATCCGGTTGGGGACGGCGGGGCCGTTCTTCCGCACGACCGGTATGGGCGCGGACAGCTTCGACTTCAACCTGTCCGCCGGGGCGACGGACGAAATCACGGCGCTGACTTCGGACGGCTTCAGCGTCGGGGCCAGCGCCAACGTCAACCAGAGCAGCATCACGTACCACTACGTTACGTTCGAGAACGCTCAGAACCTCGTGGTGGGGACCTACACGGGCAACGGATCCACACGCAGCCTTCCGGCCGCGCCGATGTCCTTCAGCCCGACTGTCGTCGGCATCAAGGGCGATACCGCACAGGAGGCCGCATGGCGTACCCTGGCGACGCCCGTGGGGGATGCCTCGTTCCAGTACGCGACGGGCGCCACGGTCAGCGACCGGATCGAGTCTATGACGCCGGCAAATGGTCAGTTCCAGGTGGGCTCGGATGCGGAGGTGAACTCCGTCTCCGCCTTCGCCTATTACTTCTTCGCGTTCGGCAACTCCGGCGGCATTCTGCACACATGGGGCGACGGGACGACCATCGTCCCCAAGCGCATCGCCTATGACACCCGCGCCGACGACTTCATTACAAAGGTGCAGGTGCAGGCCAGCGTCTACCAGGCGGACCAGCTAGAGCAGGAGGTGTTTCGCTTCAGCAAAGGGAAGCACAACCAGCCGCCCGACGCCTTCTTTCTGGCGGCCGGCAAGGTGTACCAGGCGGACTTCAATTACGACAGCGCGGTGATAACGCTGACGACGCCGGAAGCAAATATTGATTACCTGGCGAACAGCGCCAACGACGGCTCGGGGACAGACCGCACGGCTGATCTCGTGGTGAGTGTCACTGACAAGGGCGGCGGCGCGACAATCAAGCTCGGGCCGAACAGCGTCGACCTGTACGTGACCGCGTTCCGGTTGCGCGGCGTGGTCGAGACGATCCTCGGGGACACGCCGATATTCGTGTCCGCGAAGAGCGTCGCGGGCCAGCCGTCTGACGCGAGCGCGTCAATCACCGTGCCGTTTGCGGACGAGACCGGCGAGAAGGCATCGCACTATTCCTACTCGCTGCTCCGCACTCACCGCTACCCGGTGGAAGCGCTCGTGCTGGCGTTCGACCTGCACGACGACGCGACGGCAGCGGACTTGCTCTCTGCCGAACTCGGTGACCTTGTGCTGTACAAGGACACAGCGCTGGGCGCGGAATTCGGGGCAATGATTAACGACTGGTTTTACGTCGACGCCATCAAGTACGACCTCGGGCCGAATCAGATTACGTCGGCGGAATTTCGCCTGACGCCGTCATCGGCCTATCGTGACCTGGATAACATCGCCTTCGACCTCTTCACGCGGCCGGACGGCACGCTCGGGATATCCGTCTCCGGGGATACGTGGCTGAACACGACGGGGTGGGCGATCGCCTCGAGCCAGGCAGACCCTGACACCGGCGCCGACCGGCTGACGTGGATCGAGCTTGGCGCGGCGCAGATGGTAGTCGAAGTCTCGACGTCCGGCGGCGCGGTCACGGGATCTGAAAAGCTCGGCATGGCTTACCGCATCGTGGACGCGAGCAACTACTACCGGGTGCAGTTGGCGATTGCGGCGGGCTCGAGGCTGCTGGTCGAGAAGGTGACAGCCGGGACGCCATCCACGAAAGCGAACGTGGTCATCACCCAGACCGGCGCCGAAGAGTTGCGCGCCATCGTCCAGGGCGACCGGCACCGGATTTACTTCAATCGGAAGCTCGTCGCCGACTTCACGGACAGCGCGCACAACACGGCCACGAAGGCGGGGATGTACGCCAACGCAGCGGCGGCGGGCCATGTACTCGATGACTGGTTTGCTCAGGGCCTATGACGATGCAGTACACCCGCACAGGGTTGTAAAGGAAGGGTTGTAATGCCGATTCCAGCGGGCTACAGACGGGCTCTCGGGCCGGTGCGGGATCCGATCAGCTTCATCTCGTACGACCCCGTATCGAAGACGGCGATCAGCTTCCTGCGGGAAGTGGCCGGCATCTACCGGTACGGCGTGCGGTTCCCGTTCAACAACGACTCGACAACCGACCTGACGGTAACCGGCGGCACGACGACGCTGACGAACAAGGTCAACCGTTACCGGGACATCGAGATCACCAGCACAGGCATCCTCACAGGTTCGGCGACGCTGTCGCCGATACTGATCTTCTGTCGTGATTTCACCATCGAGGCATCGGGACTTTTACACGTGGATGCTCTCGGCCCCATCGCAGGTGCCGGAGGCGCGGCGGGTGGCGGTGACCCGGCGAACGACGGCGGCGCGGGCGCACAGAGTGACCGGGGGGGGACGTACGTTACTGACGTTGCGCGGGATGGCGGCGGTGCGACGGCCATCTACAGCCCGCCCCAGTTCTGGCGGGGATGGTCATCTGGCGCAGGAGGAGGAGGCGGCGGCGGCGGCGGCGGTGGCGACGCGGGCGGCGAGAACGGGAAAGAAGGCGGTGACGGTGGCATCGGCGGCCGGGCCTACGGTACGCAGACTTACGTGTTGCAAGCGGGGACCGGCGGCACAAAGGGGTTCGGCGGTGGGGCGTCGCCGGTCGCTGGCAGTTCGCCCATTGGTGCTGTCGGGGCCAATATCTACGACAACCTGGATTACTTGCAGGCGCTCCTCGATTTTGTCGAGACCCACAACGGCGGAGCGGGCGGTGGTGGAGGCGGCGCGGGCGGTCAAGGTTATAGCTCAACGGCGGGCGGAGCGGGCGGCATTGGCGGTGCGGGCGGCGGCATCCTCATCGTCTGCTGCGAGCGGTGGAATAACAGCGGCACAGCGCGGTCGAACGGAGGCAATGGGACGGCAGGCGCCAATGGAACGAACGGGGCTGGCGCTGGCCTGGGCGGCGGCGGAGGTGGCGGTGGCGGCGCGGGTGGTGGCGGCGGCATGATCGTCGTCATGTGCATCGAGTCGATCAACGACGGCACCTTTACGGCGACGGGCGGAGCGGGCGGGGCAGCGGGTACGGGTGGCAGCGCCGGGGCGGGCGCTCAGGCCGGGGCAGCGGGCGGCGCGGGCCGGGCTGGGGCATCGGGCGAGACGCACATCTTCAAGGGGAACGCATGACGCCGCGCGCAATACCGCCACTAAAGCAGCGGCAGATACGACGGCATGGGCGCTGGGCAGCGCTCTGGAAGAACGTCCGCGAGGACACGCTCAATGTCCTCACGTTCAAAGAGAACGGCACGACGAAGGGCACCCGCCGCATTCTAAACATCATCTCCGGCGGCACGCTCACGGACGACCCCGCCAACGACGAGATGGAGCTCGTCATCAGCGGCGGCGGCGGCGACGCAGCGCTCACCGTCCAGGAGGAGGACGGCACGCCGATTGACACCGCCGTTACGGTTATCAGGGTGCCGAACGGCACGCTGACAGACAACGGAGTGGGCGACGTCTCGCTCGGGTACGCGGCCACGGCGCACACGCACCCTGAGACGGACATCGTTGACGGCTCGCTGCTCGTGCGCCTGGCCGACGCCAACTACATCGACCTGACGGACGGCGGGTCGACCACGCTACACACTCATGCGGGCGGCAGTGGACACACGATTAAAGAGAACGGGACGGGGTTGACTGCCCGCACTGGACTTAATTTCGTGGATGGCCTGATCGCCACTGATGACGCGGGCAGCGACGAGACGGACGTAAACGTGGACTACGCGACCACGGCGGAAATCGCGGACGTAGGTGCCGCCGAGGCAGCGGGTACGTCGCCAAAGGTGGCGCGTGGTGACCATGTGCACAAGCGCATAGACCCAGAGGTGGTACTGATCCCGCTGGACGATCCCGCCATCAATGCCACGGCGTTTCCCGACGCCGTAACCGTACTCAAGCGGGACAACACCGACAAGAGTATTGTGTCATCTACCACCGAGACGGATTTCTTCGTGGGCGAGCCGGGTTACACGATCCCGGCCAATACCATCGGGGCCACGGGCGGGCTCAGGCTCACGCTGACCGGCATGGTCCTGAATAACGCAGCGGGCACGATCACATTCCGCGTCCGGCTGGGAGCGACGATTATCCTCGCGTCCGCCGCCATCGACATTGAAAACGTAGCCACGAACAAGGCTAAGTGGGTGCTGGTAGTCTGGATACATAACACGGCGACGAACGCCCAACGGTGCTCGGCGCAGCTGATGATCTCCGACATCACTGCCGACAACCTGATAGTCACCGGAGCCAGCGGCACAGTTGAGAACTGGATAGGCCTGGGCTACGGCACGGCGGCGATCGACACTACCGCCGACGCCATCTTGAGGGTCACAGCCCAATACTCGGCGTCTAGTGCGAGCCTGTCGTGGGAGAAAAAGACCGGTATCTTGGAACTGTTCGGGGTGAATACCACCAGCGCGAACAAGGGCTTCGTGCCGTGGGCAGGGGCGACGGCGGTCGCCAGCTACAAGGCGATGGCCTACTCCGAGTCGGCGGTCGGAGCAGCGCAGACGTTCGAGGTGTTCAAGAACGGCGTCTCGCTCGGGACGCTGACGATTCCGACAGGTGCACCGGGGCCAAACAGGGGTGATCTCTCGTCGTGGTCGGTGACACCGGCTCAGCATGAGCGGTTCACGGTGCAGCACACGGCGGGCGATAAGAGCGGGGTCAAGTACGTGATTGCGCTGGTGAGGCAGTAATGGCGACGCCGGTCAATGAGCTGGTGTTCGCCTGCAACTGGCCGACGCAGAGCAACTATGAGCATGGCGGCACGGTCCACTACGAGGGCAACGTCCCAGTAGAGGTAGTGGTGGCGACCCCATCTCCGCCCGCGACTCCGGTGAACGGTGGAGGACGGTGCCTCGAAGTTGATTCCACGTTCGGCGGCATCGATTCCGGGCTGATACAAATAACGCGGCAGGACGCTTTGGCGGACATCCAGGACGGCTCGATGAGCGCCCTGCTTCGCCCCAAGACCAACCCCGGCGCGCTGCTGCCTATCCTCTTCGGGCCTGACACCGGCTCTCTTGGCGGGTTCATCCCCGCGCTCAACACCAGCAAGCAACTGCTTCTCACGTCCTACCTAGGCGTGACGCTGGCGGGGCCGAGCACGACCGTCATCGACGCGGCGTCCCCGGACTGGTATCTCATCGAGCACAGATGGAGCGTGCCAAACCGGAGCCTGGACTTCCGCATCTTCAAATACAACTCGGGGGCGTGGGACTTACTGGAGACCGTCTCCGCCTACGACAAGCAGTTCGGCTCGACCAACTATCTGCGATGGGGACGTCCCTACGGCAGCGCGTCCGGCGCGTACTACATGACCAACTTCTCGATGTGGGCGGGCGGCGGCTGGCCTCCGTGGCTGCCGAACTTCGAGTGGTTGATGCCGAACGTTGTCAGCACGAACCACGCTTCCTGGGTCAAAGGCGACACCGGCACAGACGATGCCGCCAACGAACCGGGGTACGTGAACGAAGTGCCGCCAAGCGACGTCAGCACATCCTACGTCAAGATCACGGCGGTGGATAACACTGCCGCCGTTATCCAGTATTACCGGAACGCCGGGTTCCCTACGGGCAAGAACATTCTGGGCGTTGGCGGCGTGGCGCGTTGCTACGGGCAGACGCTGAACGCCGCCGCGAGAGTCCGGCTGAAGCACGGGGCAAACCTTTTCTACGGCCAGCAACTGATTCCGGAGGCGGCAAAGTATTTCTACGCGCAGGTCTTTTCCAGCGTAATCCCCCCGGCCCGGACGACGGCGGTACGACCGGTTGAAACAGATCGCTGGGACGACACAGACCTGAACACGACGTGCGAATGGGGCCACTCGATAGCGGACAGCGCCGGGCAGGAACGACGGGTAAGCCAGGTCGGGATGTACATGCTGCACGGCGCGGATGAGTATGAGATATCGCGGCGCGGCATCGGCCGGGCGCAGGTGATCGGAGGATAGAACATGGCGAGATTGCAGATACGGACGGACGCCAACAGTCTCCTGGCGGAGGTTACGGTGCCGGACTCCGCCATCCCCCGGATCAGGACGGCCTTCGGCGGGGCAACGAACGCGGAGACAGCGGCGGCATATCTAGCATGGCTGCTGCCAACATCAAGGGCGGAGGTCATCCGGCGTGTGAAGGACGCGAAGTTCACGGCGGACTACGCGGCGGTAAACACGGGGCAGGCGACGGAAGGCGTGGCGCTGGAGACGGACTGGCCACCCACATGACGGAATTGGAGGGTCGCATTGAGGCGCTTGAAGCAGCAGTCTACGGTACACGGCAGACGCCTGGACTGATCACCGCCGTGTTCGGCAACAGTAAGCCCGGACTTGTCCAGCGCATGCTCAGGTTAGAGTGGGAAAACATGATCCTCCGCGGGCTGGCGGTACTCGCGGCTGGCGCTGGGATCTCGGCGCTGATCGGGATTGTCGCGGCGAGGGTCTCGGGATGACGGCTGCGTCCTATGTCCTGATGATCTGCTCTCTCATCACGGGTGCCACTATGATCACTGTCGGCCTGTCGGCGACCGCTTACTCGCGCTATGGGCGGGAGGCGCTGATCGCGGGCGGGGGCACGGTGATGACGCTCGGACTGGCGACGGCGCTCAGGCTGGCGGGGATGACGACGGTGGAGGTCAACCGCTGGCTGATCTCGGCATCGATGATGGTGTTCCTGCTAGGCGCGGCCCAGGCGTTGCTGCTGGCATGGCTGGACGCGCGGGAAGGGGCAAGGCGATGAGCAACTACTATGAGTACGTGCTGAACAAGGCGAGCGGCAAGATACACCGGACGGCGGTCATTGACGGCGGGCCACGGCTAACAAGTGAAATGTGCAACCTCGATGACATGGAGGAAAAGCGCGACATCGAGGAAGGTGAGATACAGGCCTTCCTCGATGTGGGCTGTGAGCGCTGTCAGCACTGTTTCAAGGAGGAGAGCGATGCCTGATAAAACGATCAAGTTCATGCTTAACAGCGCGACCGGCGAGGTGCATCGCTGGGTTGATAATGGCGGGCTACTGTTTGACCCACCTGAATGTCCGGAGATCATGGCGAATATTGAGCTGAGCGAAGACCAAGTCCCATCACTGACTGAAGAGGGGAAGGTTCTATGCAAGCACTGTTTCCCAGAGGAGGACTATGGCTCTTCCCCGGACTCCGAAACGCCGCTAGCCGAGATCACCTGGACGACATGAGGCGACGATTTATCCGACCCGGACTCGAACCGAGAACCTGCTGGCTCGGGGAATCCCGAACCAGCTGCTCTGCCATTGAGCTATCGGATAAGCCCGTCGCCCGGAGCGCATTTTAGCATGGTCTTCTTCTTCGGCATCCTCGTCGCCGTCGCCATCTGGGACGCCTGGCTGGACGCGCTGGAGGGGTGGACGCCGACGGGAGACGCAGCGGACAGGTACGTGAAGGAGGTGCGAAGTTGGGCGGCCTAGGTCCTCAGTTATTCCCCGGCAGGGAGGACTCCACGGGACGCTTTAGCGTTTCGCGGTGGTCTCAACCGCTCATCAGCCGTTTTGCCGGGCCAGATGTTCCCGTTGTCAGCCGCCCTGGGGAACCCACGGACTACGGATTGTAGCATGACCCGAATCACGGCTGCCATCTGGAAGCCCGCAACGTTTGACCCCGCGTATCCCCACGGCAAGTTCTTCGCCCGCAGCCTCGCGGACATCGACAAGCTCATCTGCCATGACGCTCAGGGCTATCGGGCGTACTTACAACAGGGCCACCGGCCCGGCGCCACGGCGTCATGGCTCGCCAGTGTGCTCACCGACGGGACGATCTGGCAGCACTACGAGTTGGAGATGGCGACGTGGACATCTGGTAACCCACCGGCCAACAAGACGGGCGTGGGCGTCGAGCACGAAAGCGTACCCGGCGATTTCACCGCGCCGGAGACCAACGCCCAGGTAGAGGCCGACGCGCACATCTATTCTGAATTACGGAAGCTCTGCCCACACCTGAAAGCGCCGGTGCTGGGGCAGGGGTTCGAGGAACACAGACGGGTTGCGCCGGGGACTACGTCTTGCCCTAACGACCGCATCCGCTGGAACGACATCGCCGCAATCATCGTAGGAGGTGCAGACATGACGCCGGAACAGGAAGCCAAGCTCGACCTGGTAATCAAGCTGTTGGGCTACGGCAAGGACTACGCCGGGGATCCGGACAGCAACACAGAGCCCATTGCGCGGCTGACGGGCTGGATTCACCGGGCGGTGACCGCGATTGTGGATGATGCGCTGACGGCGCACGAGGCGAGTGCCACTGGAAGCCATCACCACGGGCCATGACCATGCGGCAGGCCCCTGACCTGACGACGATCCTGCTGGTGGTAATCCTCACGTTCAGCGTGCTGACGTTCTACCTTGCGTTCACAGACGACGAGCCGCAGACGGTGGTGGAGCAGCAGGACGTGAGCATCAATGCGGCAGTAGCGACCCCGAGTCCGGCGCCATGAGCTGGCTGGACCGGGCGCAGAGGAACACGCTGGGAGTCGGCGCCATCGTCTACGTTCCCACCGACCACGACCGCGCAGCGCGTCCTGTAGACGACTACAAGCGGGGCATCGACCTGGGCATGGGCCTGATCCAGATGTGGTACTGGAAGCACGTCGGCAAGACGTTCCGGACGTACCCCTGCGTAACGGTTAACGGCACTGTGCCGGCGGCGCAATTCGAGCACGGGTTCGGGATGTACGAGGGGACGGCCCACATCCTCGATACAGCCGCGGCTCAGCGCATCTATGTCGGCGGGCGGCTCGTGGATAAGGGCGACGAGCGGCGGGTATGGGTGAGTTTTGCCATCGCGCCGCTGGGCTGGATCGGCGGCACCATCGGTATCGACAACTACCGCATGGACGCAGAGGACATCCCCACGTGGCCGTGGCCGGGGCGCACGGGGCTGCAAGGGTGGGGACTCGAACTGATGGCGATGAACTATCCGCAGCGGGACACGCCGCCGGAAGCGCACGCCGACGAGTCGCGCGAGTGGTGGGGCGCCATCGCCCACGAGCTCGGGCATTGCTTCTGCGGCCTCCCGCACCCGACGGACTGGGCGGACGCGGACACGATTATGCTGCCGTGGTGGCGGTTCCTGGCGTACCCGGCGGTAGGACTCAGGGAAGGGGAGAGGGCGGCGCTCAGAGCGTCGCCGTTCTTTCGATGACCCATGTTGCCGTACGCCGACCTCGCCCGCATCGCCCAGAGCGTGGCGAGGGCGGACGAGGATCTGTATCAGCAGATATGGGTGCGGTTTCTGCGCTTCCCGCCACGGGAGAAGATCGGAGCATGGCAGTTGGCGCGCTGGACGCGAGACACGGTATGGCGCGACGAGCGGAAGCACCGGGCTGCATCACTCGTCCGGCGCGGCCTGGAGGAGGATTGGGAGTTTGACATCCCCGCTGCTGTGTTCGCCGCCGACGACTACATCGACATCAAGGCGGCGTGCCTGGGTGACCCTGAGAAGGTGGGCTGGTTGCTCTGGTACTCGGTGGCGTCGGACTACCGCAAACGCAAGGACGGTAAGCAACCGGGGAGTCTCAGGGTGAGAGCGCACAGACTGCGGGCATATCTGCGAGGGAAGTACAGGAGGTAAGAAGATGGCGATACGGACGGTAACGGGATCCACGGATACCCCGGTTCAGGACGGGACGACGCGGGGGATGCTGTTCGCGGCGCTGGTGGCGGTGCTTGCATTCGTCAGCAACAAGACGGACTGGCTGACGTCGGACGACCTCACGATACTGACGCCGGTGCTGGTGTTCCTGAGCTTCTTCCTGGCGGGGCTGTTCGACCGCTACGTGAAGCCGCGGCTCTAGCCGGACGGGCAATCGGCGCCCGAGTAGCCATTGGGGTCCGACATAAGCCAGCGCCACACTCCGTCAACCAGCACCACATGAAAAGTATCTTCGCTCTCTTTGCTGAACAGTCCGCTGGATAGCTCCAACCGAACTGTGACGGCGGTGGTGTCCACCTCTTTGGTGTAGCCCGGCAGCGGAATCGTCTCGTCGTAGACCTCCAAGATATCGATACCGTCGATGTCCGGAACATCCGCTCTCTCGGCACATTCAATGAAGTGCTCCTTGGGAACACGCTTCTGGTGCACGGGATGGAGTGCGTCCCACTCCCGTGACCACTGTCCCTTGTTTATGTAGTCGAACAATTGCAGGACGGCCCCTTCCGGCGTGTTGGCAAGAGGGCCGTCGCCGCCACCGCATGCGAAGCCGACGAGCACGGGCAGGGCATAAAGCACGCGTTTCATCAGCGGCATCATTCTATCACCGCCAGAGCTTCGACGCTTCCAGCAGAATCGCCGCCTCGCGGCCGCTGATGCCCGGTATCCGGCGCTTTAGCATGCCGATGCTGAGCGAGTCCGGATGGTCTACGCGCAGCGAGCAGGCGGAAAGCACCAGACAGACGGCGCACGTCCGGCCCCTGCCGTCGCAGATGCAATCCAGCGGGCGTATTCCGCGCTCTCTGAACATGGCAGTATCCCGTGTTATGGACGTCGGGCCGGTCATTTTCGTTGCTTCCCTTCCTCATAAAGTCTTCGCACTATATATGCTCCGGGCCAAATAAGAGCCTGCCGCTCCGATAGGGCGGCGGTAGTTATGTAGTCCGGCTAGTGCGAACATCCCGTTCCAGCATGCGCACGATCTCAGAGACTGGCTTACCGTAGCCACGGGCGAGCGCCTGCAACGTCTCCAGCGTGGGATTGGTTCGTTCTCCGCTGTGTAGTCGGTGCATCGTTCCTTCCGGTATCCCGCAGGCGCGGGCTGCTGCGCTCACGCTCCCGTACTTCCGAGCCAGCCCCTCAACCAGTTGAGGGATGCTCATCGCCGTCAGAGTAAGCATGGTCATTGACTCTTGTCAATCTTTGTCAAGGGAAATTATTGTATCTTGTTAATAAAGGACTTGACAACAGTCTAGGACTTCAGTTTAAATTCGGACTACAGTCACCGACTACAGACAGAAGGGATACCCCGTTTGCCGCCGAAACCGCTCTATCCAGATGGCTCCAAGACAATCAATGTCCATGTACCCGCGACCGTCATCCGTGGCTTGGACAACGTAGCGGCACGGCAGCGACAGTCTCGGTCGCAACTGGTGACCGTGATCCTCGAAGATTGGCTGCGGCAGCGCCGGGAACTGCCCGCGCCGGAGCTTGCCACGGCATGACGGCCCAGACAGCTACCGTGGCCCAGCGGTGCAGGCGCGAGGGATGTAGGGGCTCTGTGTTCCTGGAGGGCGATGATCTCGTTTGCCTCGCGTGCGGCGACCGCCAGGTGGACGCCGTTTCTGGCAACGGCTACGAAGCGGAGGGGGACCCGTTCGTCAACCTGATACGGGTGATGGCAGAAACGGCGGACGCCCTACGCCGCGCTGAGCGGGCCACCGCCGCTACGCTCGTCAAACAGCGCGCTCAGCTGAAGGTGATTGACAAGGCGCTGCGGGCGCTGCAGCCGGCAAAAGCGCGGAGCGAGGTGAAAGCGCCGAAGTGCGAGGTGTGTGGCGATTTCTTCGTAAGCAAGGTCGACAAGGCCCACAGGCTGGCGGAGGCCTCCGCATGACGCTGATTGTGAACACCGGGCGCACGCTCACGCCGCCCGTGGATCCGAAGGAAGCCATGTTTCAGCGGGTCAAGAAGTATTCGTGCGCACGGTGCGCGCACTTCAAGGAGCGGCACGGGTGCATCTTTTACAACCGCTGCAAGGCCAACCGGCCGCTGGGGTACGGCGGGCGGATGTTCCTGGCGAAGGACTAGTTCGTGAGCTCCGAGGCCACGCGCAAGGAAGTCTGGTACTCGTCCGAGCAGGCGGAGGCTGTTCTCAGGGTCACGAACCCGCGATGTGCTGAACTACTGGCCAGCTGGCGACGTGCGAACGCTGACGCTGGGCGATCAGACGGGCTGGACTCGCCGACCCCCCGAAAGCTGTCCTTCCTCCCCCCTGATCGCCCGCCGTCAGCGCTTGCCACTCTCTCGGCAAGGGCTGGCTTTGCTGGGCGCTCCGGGCGTATTTGTCGGGGCGATCCGGGGCGCCCAACTCACTAGCAAGAAAATCGCCCGGTGCGCATCGGTCACCGGGCGAAGAGAGGTAGGTGAAATGTCCACCCAGCTCAACACTCAGGATACCGCGCCGAGCGGTCGATGCGACACGTGTCTACATGGCATCCCCCTGGACTCGTTCTGCCGGCCGTGCGAGGGCGCCATCGTACGCGGCCTGGCGGAGGTCTCCGCCGAGCGCGTCCTCGTGGCGCTGGAAGCACTCGCGAAGCGTGAGCGCGACGCCGTGTACATCTTCCGCAACCACGAGGACGGCGTCGCGGACAAGCTCATCGTCATCCACGTATCGCACCCCTGGGCGGAGCAACGCCCGGAGGACTTCATCGGCGAGTATTCGTATCGGATGCTCTGGCGGGGACGCGGGCCGAGCGATGCGCTCACGGACCGGGACGCCGCGGTGAAGCACATCGCCATCGACAAGGGCCAGCACAGGCCGGGCGCGTACATGTGCGAGAACTGCGGGCAGTCGTGGAACGCCTACAGCGCGATGCCTTGCGACCGCTGCGGCTGTCAGCGCGCCGCGCGGCAGGGAGCGCTCTCGTGAGCCCGCTCACGTTCCGGGTCACGGTCAAGCGCGTCCAGGTGACGGAGAAGCTGGAGAAACACGAAGACTATACAGAGACGGTTAAGCGCGGCACGCTGACGCTCGAATTTGACGGGGACAGCGTCAACACGGGCGACATCGTCGAGATGATTAAGGGCGAGCAAGTCCTCCTCGGGCTGGCCGATTCGCAATTGCGGCTCGGCGAGAAGTTCGCTGACCAGAGCGGAATCGAGAAGGTCACGGTCAAGATCGGCGGGGGCGATGAGTTCGCCGACAAGGTGGCGGAGCTTCTCGATGAGCAGGGCATCGAATATGAACGGGATGTCGCCATCCCAGGGACAAAGTCGTGACGGAGACGGTCGCTCCGTACGGCGCCCACATCGCCAAGGTGGGCGAGCTCATCATCGATGAGGACACCGGCGAGGTGATCGAGTGGCCGGAGGGCATAGCCGACGTGCCAGAGCGCCTCGCTTTTCTGACCCAACGGATGATCGAGTGCACCCGGCAGGAGAAGCTCTGGAAGTCGTACAAGGGGATGCTCGGGTCCGTAGCGGGCGCGCTCCTCGCGAAGCAGGGGATAGAGCGTTATGGCAGTGAGTACGGGTATGTCAGCTTCCGGAGCCGCACCACAGAGACGGCATACGCTGAGCAACTTGAGGATTGGGCCGCGCGGCACGAAATCGCCGGTAACGTCCTGGTCGGGTTGGCGGCGGTGTCCGCCAAATCCCTTGACCCTTCGCGCCTACGCGATTCAGGGACAGCAGCCGGCATCGATGCTGACGCAATCGAGGAGCTGATCGAGACCAAGACATCCACGTGGGTTGAGGCGCGCGAAGGCCGCAGGGCTGCGCCGGAGAAGGAGAGAGCATGACACAGAAAATTGGGCTAGGAGATAAGGTTCGCGACAGCGTATCGGGGCTAGAAGGCATCGCTGTTTCGCGAACGGAGTACCTGAACGGCTGCATTCGCATCGCCATCCAGCAACCGGTGGACAAGGACGGAAAGCTCCCTGAGACGCAATGGATGGATGAGCCACAACTCGAAGTCATTACATCGCAGAAGGTGACCCCGCCGTCAGCAATAAGTGGCGGATAAAGAAGGGGAGAGCATGACACAGACAGACGCCAAGCGGGACGCGCGCGCGCTCGCTGCGTGGCACGAAGAGACGACGTTTCCGGCGGAGATAACGGACACCGCGCGCATGGTCGTGGCGTCGGGGTACTATCCCACGATGCGGTCAGTCGCGCAGGCGGCGTTCAAGATCGCCGTGGGGCGCGAGATGGGGCTGTCGCTCATCGAGAGCTTGAACTACGTCCACGTGATCCCGCCTCGGGAGAACGCGAAGGACCCGGCGCCGAAGATCCATCTTGGGTACCAGGTGCTCGCCGCGCTGGTGCAGCGATCGGGGAAGTACCGGTACGAAGTCGAGGCGAAGACGGACACCGAATGCCGGGTCGTCTTCTACCGGTACGACGCCGCGACCGAGCGACGCCTGGGCGCGTCTGTGTTCACGATCGAGGACGCCAAGCGCGCGGGACTCATCACGGACTACTCGGCCTGGAAGAAGTACCCCGCGACGATGCTCTTCGCCCGGGCGCTATCGACGGGAGTGAAGACGTACTGCCCGTCTGTGCTCAGTGGCAACGACGTATCTGAGGAGCCGTACATCGCAGGGACGGCGCGACTGATCGAGCCGGAGCCGGAGGATATGCCGGCGGAGGTGCACGCGCCGCCAGAGGGCTTTGAGCCCCGGTGGGCTGAGTTCTGGGCGACAGCGCGGGACCTGGGGTACGACAAGCCGGGAGTCCATGCCTTCTTCGGAGTGGCGGAGACTGACGGCGCGCTCCTGGCGCACGCGGAGGGCATCGCAGAGGCGCAGGGCATGACGTTGCCGGAAGTGGTGGCAGCGATGCTCGTGCAGCTCAAGGCATTCAAGCAGGAGACCGTCGAGGGCGAATGGGCGGCATTGGCGGAGACGGACGGGGCTGTGAAGCCGTGACGTGCATTGAGGGCGACTGCCGCGAGGTGCTCCGTGGGATGGCGGACGGTTCGGTGCACTGCTGCATCACGTCCCCGCCTTACTGGGGCCAGCGGGACTACGGGACGGCCACCTGGATAGGCGGTGATGCTGAGTGCAGCCATTTCAAACTGATGGGCGGAACGTCATCACAGGGGCTCGGTAAATCCCCGGAAGCCTCTGCGGCCAACGTCGAGCGGTCATCGGTTCCGTTCCGAACGATGTGCGGTCACTGCGGTGCAGTCCGTGAGGACGCGGGCATCGGCATGGAGCCGACGCTGGATGAGTACGTGGCGAACTTGGTGGGGGTGTTTCGTGATGTCCGGAGTACGTGGCGATGATGCGGGAGCGGCTGGCGCAAGCGGTGTTGCTGTGAAGTGGTTTCGATACTGGGAGTGCAGTTTGGACGACCCGAAAGTGCAGCGGTTGTCGCCGCATTTATTCAAACTCTGGGTCAACTTGCTCTGTTTAGCGAGCGGTTCATACCCCCGATGGGTATTGCCACCCACGGCGGAGATCGCGTTTCGGCTCCGGATGAATGAAGACCGGGTGCTAACCGGCGTCGATGAGCTGGTCGCCAGATGTCTGTTAGACCGCCTACCTGACGGCGTATCTGTACACAACTGGGCGAAATGGCAGCCAGTCAGTGACGATGTAACCGCGCGTGTACGTAGATACCGCCGTTCCCGAAACGTTTCCGAAACTGGAGCCACGCGCGCGGCAGATACAGATACAGATACAGAAACAGATACAGAACAGAAGCAGAAGCAGAAGCAGAAGCAGAAGCAGAGCCAGAACGCGCGTGCGCGCGTAGGCCCGGCGGCGCTGGCTTTCGGCCTGTACGAATCGACAATCGGTTCACTTGACGCGCACGTCGCGCAGCAAATCGAGGAGGAAATTGATGATGGCTGGTCCGACGAATGCATCAGCCACTGCTTCCACGAAGCCAGCGAACTCAACAAGCGAAACTGGCGCTACGTCGGCGCCATCGCCCGCCGTCACCGAGCCGAAGGCTGCTTCAGCGGGAAGCCTTCGAAGCCTGGCGGATCTGATCCCGAAGACAGATTCGCCGAAGCGCGGGCCGTCCAGGCCGAAGTCGAGGCGAACCGTGAACGCGCTGCAAGCAGTGGCTGACATCGCCGAAGAGGGGATTTCGTGTCTCCGGTGCGGCGACGCCGGCACGCTGCGGATCCCGGGCGAGATGGCCCTTTACACCCGTTGCTCGTGCCGGCGTCGTGTCAGGGGCGTGCCCAGGCCGCGGCTCACGGATACGTTCGAGACGTTCCGTGCCACCGATGCCAACAGGAAGGCTTACATCCGCGTCCAGGCCGTGGCGAAAGGCCGCGAGTGGTCCGCGTTCCTGACGGGCGATTACGGCACCGGCAAGACGCATCTCGCGATCGCGGCGTTAAACGCGGCGGGCGCCGGGAACTTCTGGAAGGTGCCCGCGTACCTGGACTACGTCCGGTTCTGCATCCACGACCGGGAACTTCCGCAGGCGCAGGTCATCTCGGATACTGCCGACGACCCTGACCTGGTCGTCTTCGACGATCTGGGCGTCGAGAAGCGCACGGAGTGGGCGGGCGAAGTGCTGTACCGCGTGCTGGACCGGCGGTGTGACTTGCAGTTGCCGACGATCATCACGTCGAACGTGGCGCTGTCGTCTCTCGACGGGCGCCTGGTCTCGAGGTACGCGACGGGGCTGGTGGTGTGCGCCGGCCGTGATGCCCGGAGATCCCAGGTCTAGCGGAGGGAATGAGTAACTGCGATGGTTGATGGTCGCGCCCTTGCTGGCGCTCACGATAACGGCGGTGCTCGGTGTCTACGCTGATACCGGGGGACGTGGTGATGTTGCTCTGCGAGGGGCAGTGTTACCCAGCCCGTCGGCTACATCAGATGCTCCCGGATGGGATGTGGAAATGCGCCGACTGTGGGCAGAGGCGGAGCGATCCGCAGATAAGGGGTTAGAGGATGCTACGGGAACTCCTGTGGGGCTGGATCCCGGACTACCAGCAGCGACAGACGGAGCGGATGATGCTGAACCGCCTCCGCCGGCTGCACCAACAGCCGCGCCGGTCGTACCGGTGGCCTACGGGGTGCTCATCACGGGCGACCCTCTGGCGGAGATTATCTGCCAAGTTTGGGGTGCGGATTGCGTAACCGGCGTGCGGATTGCACACTGCGAATCTGGCCCAACAGACTTCTCCGTGCCAGTATCCGGGTCGATGGCGCGGAATGGTTCTGTCTACGGTTTGTTCCAATTGCACAGCATCCACTCGACACGATGGTCCGATTTCTGGGAGAAGTGGGGCGATCCGCGTTGGAACGCGACGAAGGCGTACGAACTTTTTAACGAACAAGGATTAAATCCTTGGATAGCCTCGTATGCATGTTGGTCGTGGTAGAAGGAGAGGCGAGCAATGAAGCTAGACACAATTGAGATGCCGGTGCAGGATGCCCGGCAGCCGTGAGTAGGCCGCCCTATCGAGCTGAGCACTCTACAGACGTTCCACACATTATGGTGCCTTACGTCGAGGGGCTGCTGAAAGAGCATGAGGCCGTCATTGTTAGCCCGTGGTGTGGAGTGGATTTCTTCGCCCCGTTCGGTCAGCGGATTTATGTGGACATCGAAGAGGGTCTCGGGTTGAGTCTCTGGAAGTATCTAGGTGACGAAGCTGCTAAGTACGGCCTGTCGATAGCAGTGGAGCAGCGTTATGCGTTGGCTGGTCGCAGGCGTTGGCCGGGTATTCCAATTTACGTCTACAGGCGTCATCAATGCACAGGGGGAGTGTGAGCCGTGACTAATCCTGCTGAACGGGAAAGCCTGATTGCGTTCGGATGGGACTCAGGAGAGGCCGTGACGTGGCCGTTACACTGGCACCGGTTGGACGACCGTCAGGAGCTCCGTGACGCGGTGCAGAGGACGGTTGAATGGGCGCTATATCGGTGGCCTGATGGCGATCTGCGATGCAACGCTTGTAATTACGCGTTGCTTAATGTAACGATGCGGCCTGGTCATGCAATGCGGGGAAGGCATGCCCCCGACTGTCCCATCCCGGCGTTGGGTGCGGCGCTGTTGCGGGACTGGTACGGGGCGTGATCCCGCAGACAGAGCGCGACTTTCAGCGCGCCGTGTGCGATTTGTTGCGGCTGCGTGGGTGGAGATACGCGCACTTCCGGCCAGCGATGACGGCGCGGAGTTGGCGTACGGCAATCCAGGGGGACGCTGGCTTCCCTGATATCGTGGCGGTGCGCGGGGACCGGATGCTGTTCGCGGAATTGAAGGCGGAGAAGGGGAAGCTGAGCGCGGAGCAAGAGGAATGGATTGCGACGCTCAAGGCATCGGCGACGTGGCTATCGGGTTCGAGAGCTCGCTGGCATCCCCAGGTGTACGTCTGGCGTCCGCAGGGTTGGCCGGAGATCGAGCGGGTGTTGGCGTGAGGGTAGCGGCGTCGGTGGAGCGGAGCGGTTACACGAGCGAGCGGGTGCGGCAGTTTCTGTGCGACTACCAGCGCTGGGCGCAGGGAGCGCGGCCGCCGAAGAACGAGGAGCAGCTGGGTTCGCGCCCGCCGCCGCTGCACGAAGCGTCCTGGAGCCGACGGGCTGCGGTGAAGGCGGATATCGAGCGGGCGCTGCGGGAGCTGCCGTTCGCGGACGTGCAGATGGCGTTCATGGTGCTGGCGATGGGGTATTCGAGCTGGCGTACGGGCGGGACGCACGCGTGGCGGGAGCGGGTGGCCGACTGGTGGGGCGTGGAGCAGGGCGAGCTGGTGCGGACGGTGGACCGGGTGGTGAAGGGGGTGTGCGCGGTGCTGAACGGACGTAGGGAGGTGGTGCTATAGGGGCGATATCGGCCAACTCTGAATGGAATATCACCAGAGAGGGGAGTCTTTACCAATGACCCAAACAGCTACAGCCCCAAAGAAAATCACGGAGACCAAATGGAACCGCCTTGTCGAACGCGGCCGAGCGCTCGCAGACGCAGATCGAGGCGAGCCGCGGTTCGAGATCGGCGACCTCGCGCTAGAGGCGGAGGCCATCGGGTCGCCCGGCGTGTCCACGGGCGCACTCGACCGCCTGAGGCAGTACGCAGAGGACATCGGGATGTCTTTCAGTACCCTGCGTGAGTACCGCCGGGTAGCCGAAGCCTGGACTAATGACACGCGCGTGTCATTAGTGGCCTGGACGGTTCACCGAGACCTCGCCCGCGAGCCAGATCGCGCCGCCCTGATCGTGTCTCAGGACTGGACGCCAGCATCCATTGCCGCGCTCAAAGCGGAGCGTTATCCGAAGGTTTTGTTCCGGATGTTCCGCCCCAGCGCGCCGACAGATGGCGCAGAAGACCCGCGCGCCCACACCTGATTGACGAATCTGAATAGGCGGTAGTATATTTCTGGTAGTGTGGGCGGGATACCGTCCAGGGCCCCCGGTGAAAGCCGGGGGTCTTCTCATTTCAGGGAGGAGTAATCGATGCTGTACGACCCGGAGCCCAGGCCAAACGGTGAACCCGAACCAGATACCGAACCGGAGGGCGGAGACGACGACGACGGAGACAGCGCCGAGTAATGGCCGCAGTCCTACGGACCTGCGTCATTCTCGGATGCGCTAACAAGCGCGTTCGAGAGGGCAGGTGCGCGGTGCACCAACGCCCATCGGCAGCACAACGCGGCTACGATGCCGAATGGCGGCGACTTCGCTACCTAGTGTTGCTCGAGGAGCCGTACTGCGCCTGCGGTTGCGGCGAGAGGTCCACGGACGTTGACCACATCATCGCAGTGTCCGCCGGTGGTGCGCGATTGGATCGTCGCAATCTGAGAGCCTACGCGCATGGCTGTCACAGCCGGAAGACTATCGAGCTTGACGGCGGCTTCGGCCGGGAGAGGGCGGTGAAAATCCTGACGCAGGGAACCTCTGCAAGACCGC